ATGATATCACGAAATTCTTGGCTGTCTACTAATGTTTTTAATTTCAATCGCAATAAATGCGGCCAATATGTGGGAGAGAACCCTTCCGCAGATCTGTTGACATCTTCCACTACATAAAACCTTTTTAGTGCTATGGGTATGCTGGCATCTAGACTGTACTCATCCTTTAGATGAGGAAATTCTATCACGTCTCCGCTCATGGGCTTCCTCCCCAATCTTTCTACGATATCATTCAAATGTACGGTCAAGAATAATGTATCATTTTGTAGGAACATGCCAAATTGGCTTAGATTAAAGTCGGTGTCCTGGACGTTGTATATACCTCTGATCACGTACACGTCCTTGTCATATTTTCTGTCTCTATTCTCCAAAAATAACAGATCTTGTATAGTTCTTTCATTAAGATTACTGCCACTGTAATGAGGCTGTGATGGGCTTGCATCTCCATCTTTAGTGTTCTCTGCCCCTTGATCGTATATTCCTATATATTTGTGGAGGAAAACATCAGTTCCACCCACCTGAAACATTTCATTCATATTGCGATCAAAAAACTTGTAATCGTTGCCTTTTTCTGGCTTGTAAATTGACAATCTTGGCATATAGCCATATTTATGGAAAAAGTTTTAACAATAAATATACGTATGTCAGAATTACAAACAGCACAACAGCAGGTATTTGATTACGTAAAAACCATGCTGGGAGATGGCATGATCGAGGTGGAATTAGACCCGAAACACTATCAAATAGCCCTGGAAAGAGCAGTGAACAGATTTAGACAGAGATCCAACAACTCTGTAGAAGAAAGTTATGCCTTTTTAGATCTTGTTCAAAATCAGAACAAATATATTTTGCCAAATGAGATCATTAACGTGAGAGAAATCGGCAGGGCCACAGTGGGCAGCAGGAGTGATGGACAGGGAGGCACGCTGTTCGAACCGTTCAACCTAGCCTACACCAACACATATCTTTTGAGGGCTGGGGCAGCGGGTGGATTGGCCACATATTATGCTTTTGCATCATATCAAGAATTAGTAGGAAAAATGTTTGGATCATTCATTCAGTTCCATTATGACAACGCAACCCATACCTTAACAATTACTCAGCGTCCTAGAGTCGACGGAGAGAGAGTATTGCTACACACCGATAATTATAGACCAGATATAGTTCTGCTTAATGATATCTATACCAAACCATGGGTAAGAGATTATACCCTAGCAATTTGCAAAATTATGTTGGGAGAAGCAAGAAGTAAATTTGCTACCATCGCGGGCCCACAGGGCGGAACCACACTCAATGGCGATAGTTTGAAACAAGATGGCACTGCTATGATGGAAAAATTAGATCAAGAAATTAATAATTACATGGATGGTGGAAAACCAATCAGTTTTATTATCGGTTAATCATTTAAAACTTCAGATTAAATATGTCCGATTATGGCATACAAAGGCATCAAAAAAATTGAAGATCTATCTTTCGAAGAACTAGCGGACCTAGTTACTGCATTGGAAAATATGAGTACAGTGGCCGATAAGCCACTGATGCGTGAACAAATATTAAACTTTGTAAAAAAAGTCAAACAAGAGATTGCAAAAAGAATAAAAAACCTATAATATAGTTCTATGCTGATAGGATTGGTAGGATTAATAGGATCTGGCAAAGATACTGTGTCCGAATTCTTGGTTAGCAATCACGGATATCAAAGAGACAGTTTTGCTAAGTCATTGAAGGACGCTGTGAGCGTTATATTCGGTTGGGATAGATCATTGCTGGAAGGCGCCACACAAGAAAGTCGCATGTGGAGAGAAAGAATAGATCCGTATTGGAGCGATAAACTTAATAAGCCCATCACGCCTAGATACATTTTACAATACTGGGGCACTGAAGTTATGCGTGGACATTTCCACGATAGCATTTGGATTGATTCTTTTATCGCTAGATACAACGGAGGAAAAATAGTACTCAGCGACACAAGATTCGTAAATGAGATAGACACAATAAGACGCCTAAAGGGCAAAGTTGTATTGATTAGAAGAGGACCCATACCTACCAAGGAAGAGATGCGTGAGAGAACAGTGCATCAAAGCGAGTGGGATTGGATTGGGCAAACATTTGATTATGAGATAGATAATTCAGGGAGTTTGGCAGATTTGAAGACACAAGTGGACCACATGATCAATCATCTACTTCTAAATCACCAATAAACCATCCCAGATCTTGGGTGCTTTTTAATCTTTGACAGTTCGCACAAATGGTCTTTAAATTATACACACTTGTGTTATTCCTGTTGCCGTCTACATGGAACACATCCATCTGCTGCTCGCTTATTGATTTGAACCCACAAAGCTCGCATCTAGTTTTTTTACGGTAGCCCGAAAGGAACCAACGGGTGGGGCCATTAACTTTTAGATTTTTTTGCTTGCGTATGCAGGTGTCGCACTTGCTGCGCCAGTATATTTTGACCCCCTTGCGATAGCCATATGCTCGGGGTTTGGTCCTACAGATTTTACACAAGGGTCTTTTCATAACGTTATTTACGTGCCCTATATAGGCACCAAAAATGTTAAGATAAAGTCACAAAAACCTTACATTACTATAAATAAGTCTAGTTTACACTTGCAAGGAGAACTATAAAATGGCATTAACATCACCAGGCGTAGAAGTAACAATAATAAACGAAAGTTTCTACGTACCATCAGACGCAGGCACTACACCTTTAATAATTGTGACCACTGCACAAGACAAGACCAACGGAGCAGGCACAGCCATAGCTTCTGGCACAAAATCTGCCAATGCAAATACAGTATTTTTGATCTCTTCTCAGAGAGAATTAACAGAGACTTTTGGGGATCCAAAATTTTACACAGACGCCTCAAACAATTCACTACATGGTTATGAGTTGAACGAATATGGATTGCAAGCAGCATATTCATTCTTAGGTATTGCCAACAGAGCTTTCGTATTGAGAGCCAATGTTGATCTAGGTCAACTTGTGAGTTCAGCAACTGCTCCTGAAGCAGCACCGACCAATGGAACTTATTGGTTAGATGTAACTTCCACAGTGCCAGGTATATTTGAATGGTCAGCAACAGATCAATCATTCACCACTATCACTCCGATCAACATCACGTCGGTAGATGATCTAGTGGGAGGTGTTGCCACAGGCATTCCATTGACATCGATCGGAACCCTTGGACAGTATGCAATTAACTACACGCACAATACAAATAAAATTTACAAAAAAACAGCTTCAAACACTTGGGTGCAACTGGGCAGCGCAGAATGGAAATCCGCTGTCGGTGGAACTGCAACATTTTTACAAGCTTCACACATCAACAGACCATTATGGAAAACAGCAGAAGAAAACAAACCAACTGGTTCTGTTTGGTTCAAGACCACAACACCAAATGCCGGTGCTGACGTTTCTGTAAAATTATACAACTCTGCTTCAAAATCATTCACAGTGGTAGATGCTCCGTTCTATGCCAACAATCATGCAGCGATCTATGGGTTAGATCCTGTGAATGGTGGTAGCGGAATTACAATAGGCACATTATACACTCAATTCAATATCACTGAGCAAAATTTACGTAATGCAGAAGACACCACAGACGCTGTAGGAGACTTCACAGTGTTTAGATACGAAGGTGGCAAAACTGTCATCACATCTAAAACTGCGGGAGCGACCTTTACAGCAGGCCACTCAATCAAGATCGCTGAATCATTGGTAGGTCAAGCTGCTTTAGAAGAGCAATCAGAGACAGTTACACTTGGTGGCACAGCCAACACAGATTTTGTTGCTGCGATCAACGGAGCCGGATTTGTGAATCTTGTTGCTGAAATCACAACCGATAATTTTATAAAAATCACACACACCAAGGGTGGTGAGTTCAGAATGTTCGACGTTGCTTCTGGCACGGCTCTTGCCAATGCTGGATTTGGTTCTGCCAATGCACATGACTATGGTTCATACACTGCAAACAGTTCTACCAAAGTTGACAATTTATACGTTGTACCAGGTGGATTCACAGAGGATTCCACAAAACCTGCTACAGTGATGGCTACAAACTTCAAGCGTTTATCTTACACAGCTTCAGTCACTGCTCCAAGCAATGAACCAGCTGATGGAACTTTGTGGTACAACACCAACACTGACGCAGACATCCTTGTACACAATGGCAGTACATTTGTTGGATACAGACACAGTACCTCTCCTTATTATAACGCTTCGGAAGATATGAGAACAGATCCAAATGGTCCTCAGATCACGGCAACTAAACCTACCACGCAGTCCGACGGCACTGCATTGAGAAATGGTGATTTATGGATTGACTCAAGCGATCTAGAAAATTATCCGAAACTTTACAGATATGACACATCACTAACAGACGGTGCAGATTTTGTATTGATCGATAAAAAAGATCAAACCACAGAAAATGGTATCTTATTTGCTGACGCAAGATACAACAAGGCCTCAACTAGACTAGATTCAAACACAGCAGGCGGTGTTGGTGTTGCTGCATCGATCAAGGACCTATTAACTGATACGTTCTTAGATCCAGATGCTCCGGACTCAGCTCTATTTCCAAAAGGCATCATGCTATGGAACACAAGAAGATCTGGTTTTAATGTTAAAGAATACAAAAACAATCACATTAGCACTGCCAAGTATCCAGGTTCGGGAGCAAGCGGCAAGGGTAATACTAGATACGCAGCTGGCAGCAACGAGAGTGTGTCAACATACTTCAAAGACAGATGGGTGACCAAGAACGCGAACAACGAAGATGGTTCGGGCACTTTCGGTCGAAAAGCTGTGAGAAAAGTAGTCGTGCAACAATTAAAGGCAGAGATTAGAACCAACCAAGCAATCAGAGAAGACCAAAGAGGTTTCAACATCATTGCATGTCCAGGATATACAGAAGTAACTTCTGATATGATAAGTCTGAATGCAGACAGAAACTACACTGCTTTTGTAGTAGGAGACACTCCATTACGATTGGCCAGCACAGCCACGGCACTTACAAGCTGGGCCAACAACAGTGCAAAAGCTTCAGATAATGGCGAAGATGGTCTAGTAAGTTCAAGCGAATACATGGGAGTATTTTATCCTCCAGGAAGAACCACAGACAATTCAGGAAAAAGTATAGTGGTTCCACCAAGTCACATGATCCTGAGAGTGTTGGCCAACAATGACAACGTGGGATTCCCATGGTTTGCACCGGCTGGTACAAGAAGAGGTGTCGTTGACAATGCTACTGCTGTAGGATACATTGATTCCGCAACAGGAGAATTCCAAACGGTATCATTGACTGAATCTGTGAGAGACAGCATGCACACTGCAAAAATAAATCCAATTACATTCTTCTCAGGTACTGGTATTGTGAACTTTGGAAACTTAACTAAAGCCACAGGGAGTTCAGCACTAGATAGGATCAACGTTTCAAGATTGACTGTGTATCTAAGAACACAGTTAGATAAAATAGGAAAACCTTTTATATTTGAACCCAACGATACTTTAACGAGAAATGAAATCAAATCAGCTATTGAATCATTCCTGTTAGAATTGGTAGGTCAGAGAGCTTTGTATGACTTCCTAGTAGTGTGTGACGAAACTAATAACACTGCTGCTAGAATCGATAGAAACGAACTATATGTAGACATAGCGATTGAGCCTGTTAAATCGGTAGAGTTTATCTATATACCGTTGAGAATTAAAAACACGGGCGAAATAGCGAAACTTGGAGTATAATATATGGCAATTTCAACATTAAGTAAATTTACAGTACCATTGGCCAACGATCAAAGTTCAGCGTCACAGGGTTTGTTGATGCCAAAACTGCAATATCGTTTTAGGGTCGTTCTTGAAAACTTCGGAGTATCAACTCCAAGATCAGAAGTTACAAAACAAGTGATGGATGTGACCAGACCAAATTTAACTTTTGACACAGTCACATTAGATGTGTACAACTCTAGAGTTTATGCAGCCGGCAAACACACTTGGGAACCAATCACTTTGACATTGAGAGATGATGTCAATAACTCAGTAAGCAAATTGGTAGGAGAACAGATCCAGAAACAATTTGACTTCTTTGAACAGGCTTCCGCAGCGGCTGGTATTGATTACAAATTCACCACCAGGATTGAAATGCTGGATGGGGGAAATGGCTCTTCGGCACCTGGCATACTAGAAACTTGGGAACTTTATGGCTCTTACGTTGAATCAGTAAACTACAATACATTGGCTTACAACACCAGCGATCCAGTAACCATAACACTTAATATTAGATACGACAACGCAGTACAAACTCCGCAGGGCACAGGAATCGGCACAGCAGTAACAAGAACTATCGGTTCTCTATCCACAGGCGGCGGCATATAATTTTACATTTCGTTTATAGCAAAAAGAGCGCCTTTAACGGCGCTTTTTTTGTGACTATAAATAT